AATCTTACACATTAAATCGTGGCACTCTATAGAGGCTAACCTTCTACCTTGCGCGCCTTTAAATATAGCTACAGTAAAGTTAAACAAATCAATGAGAGGAGCAGGACCAGATGCACGACCACCAAATGTTTTAAGCCTAGCACCAGCAGGTCTAACAGCAGACACATCCCACTTAGGTATTTCACCAGCATATAGGAGTACAATAACTTGACGAAGAGCCTTAGCCCACCCCTCTTTAGAGTCCTTAACGACAACAGTAGTGTCACTATCAACGAGATCAGGAACGTCGGGGAGCCGCTGAACGAACTGCCTCTCGACACTGAAGCCGACTCCAGTACCACACAAGAGGATGTACATAGCCTCATCAAAGGCCTGTACAGTATCTACGGCTAAATAACTACAGTTATACATACAGGTATTGTCTCTAGCTGCTGCTGGACCTGCAGTCATCATAGATCGCATACTAGGCATAACACTTAGGTCTAGTATAGATTCTTGTATCGTGTTGTATATACTATCGTCTTCTATATATGGCTTAATGATGTTAGTCATATAGCGGTCAACAGTCTCACCCCACGTTTCTCGTCTGTTCTCAACTTCTAGCCAACGAGCATAGCGTGACGTGTGAATAAAGGCTTGATAGTCTGTAGGTAAATAGTTGTTCATGGTCAGTCTTTCTTTGCTATAATTAAATCGGATAGGTCTGGTTCTTTGTAGTCTGGCCCTTTAAGAACCTTACCATCTTCTCTAAATATAGGCTTACCATCACGCCCTAACTTACTCATATTACTTTTATGTACTCTAGTAAAAGCTTCACCTACTACCTCAGAGGTATACAAGTTAAAGTACATAGTGATACTTTCTCTAGCTTTATCTATGCCTTCATTTATCTTAGCTAACTCTTCTTCAGATATAAGATCACCTGCAAACTTAGGTGTAGTTAACATCATACCATTGTATACATACATAACATCACATAGTTCTTTTAAGTGTGCTGCTGTTCCGTAGTCTTCTGCACGTAGTTCAACTAACTCTTCTTGTATTAAACTCATCCATAGACGTAGATCTAAAGATCCTTTAAATGTATGGATAAACTCTTTTAGCATCCCTTCTTCAGGGGTTATTCTTATCTCAAACTCACTCATCGTTACCTTCTTTCGGATAGTATACATCTACGTGGCAATTACATTTAGGACAGCTTAAGTTAGTAACCATAGACCATGTTTCATCTTCATGCCCAATGTCGTGATCACCACCCCATATTAACTGCGTTCTACAATGCCAACAGTTCATTATCTTTGCCTCACTAAAACATTAGTTGCTTTTACGTCATCTATATCGTGTATCATATTATGAATCATATCATATATATCTTCTGTGTGCGTGTCTTCTGCTGCACTTAATAGATTATTAGGTTCGTCTACCTCTACTACCAAGGTGACGCTGAAGGTCTTCATTTGTGTACCTCTTTATACTTTTTTATTAACCTTTGAAGATACCATTCAGCCTTCTCTAAATCCTCTAAGCCATTCTTATATTCAAACCGCCACAGGTATTTAAGTATAGCACCTGCATGATACGCATACTTTTGATCCATAGTAGTTATTAATGCTTCAATAGCTTCTATACATTCCATTGTACCGTTCTGGTTATAGTGTGCAGGTTTTTTCACAGGATCATGTTTTATACTAACCTCTGTGTAGTAACCGTCTTCATCAAACTTAGTTCCGTTCCACTCTGTTTCGCCCCATTTAGCCATTCTATGCTGACCCTTTTGTAGGTGTAAATAAATTAATCACGTTACTGCCTCTTTCTAATTTCTCTTGTATTTCAAGGTCTTCTTGTACAAAGTCACTAAACTCTTCGTCATTCTTTAATAGATAAACACAGTGATGAAGTAAATGAATTAATGATAAAAAATACTTTTTAGTTTCTTTGTCATCCTTGTTGTTTGGGCTTATCATTGCTTTCATTTCAAACGTTTCATCCCACTCAGCAAAAGAGGTATGTTCTGATGCTGTAAAGGCTAACAGATATGTATGATCACTCTCTTCGTCTAGCATAATGCCTTCTTTCTTTTATGTTTTAGTGTTATTAGTTTTTTTGTTGTACACCTACCTTTTTCTTTTAACCATTCTTCAGGTATTATCCTGTGTGACCACTTAAATTTATTCTTATCACACCAATCTGCATAAGTAGACTTAGCTCCCTTGTACAACTTAGCTTTAGCGTTACTAAACACAAAACGTATATCTAATTCAGGATGTTGCCGTCTAACACATTTATGTTTATGACGATCATCAGAATCGAATAATCCTTTTGCCTCAACTATAATACCGTTGTCTAATAAAAAGTCAGGCGTGTAGGTACGATAGCGTAAGTCTTCCCACTCTATCTTTAACTGCTCATACCTGACTTCTTTTTGTATTTTAGATAGGCTTTCTACTAACCTGTCTTCTAAGCCACTACGATAGGTATTCCACTTAGGATTGTACTTACGTCTCACTAGGCTCGTCTGCACTATCAGAAGTTAAAGAATGTGCTAATTGCTGACTTAATACTTTAGCGTAAGTATCGTAACTATCAAACTTTAATTTAACTGATCCTATTTCACTTTGTATATTCAATATAGTGTTAAATAATCTTTTTTGATCTACATCCATGTCTTCTTCTGTGTAAGACTTATCTGCTACTGTAAATGTATTACTCATGTACCTGCTTCCTTATCGTCATTTATTGATATGTAATCTACCATTGGTAGTATTCTAGCTTTTGAAACCCTGGAAGGTAATGTTTGTAGGTCCTCCCAACAAACGCTTTTAAAGTTGCACCACCTACAAGTCTCACCTAGTATCATATTGCCTGAAGGTTTTCTGCTGAAGTACTCAGGTACAGGTTCAAAACACCGCTCAAAAGGTTTATCTTCCTGTATGTATGATACCGTTTCTTTTATTTCTTCTAACACAGATTCTTTATCTACAGCATTAACACTGACGTACTTAAAAGAACCATTCTCCTTATTGATAACCCAGAAGCCACCTATCTTTTTATTAGCGGCTACCCCATACCCTACTAACTGAGGTATGTAACCAAAAGTATCCTTCTCTATTAACTTTTCAAAAGAAGCAAACCGTGTGTTGAATGAGTAGTTACTAGCTGACTTAACATCGTCAACAGCACCGTCTAGTATCATGTCGTACTCACCGTTTATTTTACCTAACTCACCTAGATCTAAGGAAACAGTATCATTGTCTCCAAACACAATACCTGATGCTGTGAGTAGACCCTTAAACACTGCCTCAACAATGTCACCTATAATCATATTAATTAAAAAGTGAGGGGCATAAGGTGCTTTACTTTCAGCTTTATTCTTTTGATGCCACAACTGACACGTAGGCTTACCTATATTACTCATACGTAAACGAAAGTTATCTCTTGGGCCACCTGAGAATTGCTTCAGCAATGCTGACCTAACGTCAGAGGCAACCTTATCAGCCACCTCTTCAGTTATGGTTGTCTTACCTTCAAGAGCGTTCTGTAAAAACAGATTAACTTTAAGCTCTGTTGGGTGCATTAGCTAGTCTCCTCAACATTAACCATTGAAGATACCAAATCAGCATCTGATGCACTAAAAGAACCTGCATTAGCTTTACTCCACTCATCGGTTACGTACTTATCGTGTCGGGTAATCCAGTCAGAAAAGATAATAAGTTTATCAGAGTCACCTTCTAAGTGACCTATATTATCTCCTATCTCAGATTCAAAAACAGCATAAGTATTACCATTAGCCATTGTAGCTTCTACACCAGTAAGTTTTTGAGAGTATACTATAGTGCCTGTTTCTCCACTTTTACTTTGTAACGAAGTAAATATCTTTTTAAGCTTATTATAAGATGGCATATTCTTGAACTCAAATACGCAAGGTGTCCACTTATCGGCATACTCCTCAGCTACATTACCTTCTTCATCGACAGGATTGTTTAGTTTTACTTCACCCAATACAATAACAGTCCTCTTTACGTTGCGTATAGATTGCTGTTGGTCAGGCGTAAGAGAATAGAAGTCCTCAACATAACCCATATGTCTGTTACCATTAAAGCTGCCCTTAGTGTCTTTAAGGTCCATGCTATAGATACTACCTTGTGCTGGACTTATAGTTACACTCTTTAAGAAGTTATTCTCTTCAGCTAACCATTTACTCCACCTCTCTCGTACAGAGAAGGTTCTAATCTCTATCCCCTCACTGTATAGGTTTTCTTCTTTACTAATACTAAGTTTAAACGAAGTAGGTGGATGTACTTCCGTCTTAACTTTCTTACCATTAACTTCAACCTCACCCATGATAGACTTATTTAACAGACTAAGTTGAGCTAAAGCAGATTGTGAACTAGTGTTCGTATAGACGGGTATACCCATCATTTCTGCTATTGATGTACCCTCTTGAGGTACTAACGTAATATCTGACATTCTATTTCCTTTATTGCCAAAAAATGAATTTAAGTTATACCATCAAACGTCTTTTGTGTCAAGCCAATTAGGTCCTATTTTAGCTTCTAAAAGTAATGGTACGTTCATAGTTACACCATACGCTTCTTCTATAATATCATTAAGATCTTCATTAAGTGAATCTATTATAGACTTAACATATGGTACTTCTTCTGGGTGTACATCAACTACTGTTGAATCATGCACCGTGTTAACTAGACAAGACTGTAACTTACTTAGTCTTTCTTCTAGCTCTACCAATACAAGGGGTACTATATCTCCAGTACTAAACCCTTGCACAGGGTAATTCTTAATCATAGTGAAGTTAGACACCCCACCATTCTTTCTACGCTCTACACCAGGGAAAGCGTACTGCCTACCACTAGGTGTCGTGATCTTCTCAAAGCGTAATGCTTCTTCAGCTAACTCTTGATGCCACTTAGCTATACCTTCATACTTCTGAATGAACTGTATGTAGTACGCTTCTTCAGCCTTACTTCTACCATACCCTGTCGCGCCGAAGAGAGGTGCGAACGTATGTTGCTTTGCCTCCACACGGCTTGTAGGCTGTCCTGAGTCTGTGATAACCTTAGCGGTGTAGGAGTGTACATCAAACCCTTGGTTGATCTCCTGCATAGCTACAGGGTCTTGTGAGAGGAATGCAGCTACACGGAACTCTAATTGAGCGAAGTCAGCCTCCAGTATCTGACCGCCATCCCATCTAGATATGAACACCTTCTTAACGGGGAACGTATTACCTCTGGGCATGTTCTGCATGTTAGGGTTACGCCCTGAGAACCTACCCGTAGATGTTACGTGTTGTGTAAGGCTGACGTGTAAGAAGTTATCTTGTTTAGTAAATACATCTATACCTTCAACAAATGACGATAGGTAAGATGATATAGCTGATAACCTTTTTAGGTCTGTCAAGAAATGTATAGCCCCTGACATACTATTATTCTTAGCTGTAGCTATTAGTACATCTAAGTTCTGCTTACTTGTACTGAAGCCATTAGCACTGACCCACTTCTTAGAGGGTGCAATAAGGCCTAGACCAGCTAATTGGTTTAACTCTTTAAGTTGGTAGCCACGAGTGTCACATCCCACACATCTATTAGGTTTAGAGAAGCGTGATCCATCCTTCTTAGTTTTATAAGTCTTACCTTCACCTGAGCATACCTTACAGGTGTAAGCAGTCGTACGCCTAAGCAACTTACTGTTAGCTTCGACTGCATCCTTATACTCAGCAGGTGTCCTAGTATACTCAAACAGGTCAGCCCACTCTTTCTTATTGTTTACCTTACGGCTAAAGATAACTTGTGACATCTGTTCGGGTGAGTTTAGATTAACTGGGGTATCTCCCATTAGTATCTTGACTTGGTTGTGTAGCCTATCTTCTAATATAGCTTTCTCACTCTGAAACTCATTACGCACCTGTACTAATGCATCTCTATCTACCTTAAAGCCTGACATATACATACGAGCAAGTGTCTGGCATACCTTGAACGTTAAATCTCTTACAGTAAC